CATTACAACAAGAAAACTACCTCAAAGAATACAAAGCTGGATTAACTACCGAACTTAAAGGTAAGGTAAACATTGATACTAATCAAGTGATCGATAGTATTACTAAAGGAGCATTACATTGAGCGAGTTTAAAGGCATTATAGACAAGCCATTCTATGTTGGTCACATAAAGAATTTTGATAAAATGGTCACAGAATTGTCGCCGTTTATGAATGAGTATGAGATCGACCAATGCATAAGTTTTATGCACACACTACAAGATACAAAGAACGATATCAATCCAAGTCCAGAAGATTGTAAAACACAATTACAAATAATGTTGGGCCGTGATAGATTTTTAGAGCTTACTAAACAATGGGGTCAAAAGAATCAAAAGTTTTTAAGTGTGTTTGGATCATTGAAGTATCGACTAAAGACTGATGGCAGTTATTGGGATGGTCTCGATGAAACTGACAATATAGATGATTACGAAAAGGTTTATATATGAAAAGTATTTGGGACAAGATTAAGTTAGCATTCGGTAGAAAGCCACAAGCTGATATACTATTGCCTGACTTACCACGCGGCACAACTATTACAGTAACACCGCCAGTAAAACAAAGACGAGTGATCGTAAGGAAACCAAAAGATGTTAACAATACGTGAACGCTTAAACAATCCAGGCATTGTAAGAGTATATCTACAAATGATCCGTAACGATCACATAGATATCGTAAAAGATTTACGCAAGACATTGAAAGACCAAGCTGAAGGTCACAGTAAACAAATAATGCTTGAAGAAGAATTCGTTAAACGCCTAGGTGTATGAGCATTAAAGATTTTATGGGACATTGTTTTTGCGATACACGCTTTGGTCAATTGCGTGAGATGATACAGATTGGATCAGTAGAGTTAGTATTAGACATACAACGATTAAACAATGAGTTAAAAAGAAATCATAGACACCAAGAAATAAACAGTCTATTGAAGGAGAGATTAAATGGGTTATAGAGCAACAGAAGCAATGGCAGCTAACGCAAGACGTGGGCTAGCTATGCGTGAGAAGGTTAGCGCAAGCAATCGTGGCGGTACCGCAGTAGGATTAAATCGTGCAAGTCAGTTTGCAAATAGACGAGAAGTAAGTTTAGATACAGTTAAACGTACCTATAGTTTTTTAAGCCGTGCAGAAGTGTATTACAAGCCAGGACAGAATACAGCAGGTACACAAGCATATCTATTATGGGGTGGACCGCCAGGACTTACTTGGGCTAGAAACATATTACGTAGTGAAGGATTATTAGATGACTGATGAAAACATAGAAAAGCCAAAAGCAAAACGTGGCGGAGCTAGACCAGGTGGTGGTCGCAAAAAGGGATCAGTGCAGAAGTTATCAGCATTGACCATATTGCAAGCGATTGAGAACAAAGACAAACCTTTTGCAGAAGGATTTGCAGAAGATTATCACAACGCACGAATGGGTGATGATAAACATTTACTACAAAAATACCAGAGTATGATACTGAATAAGGTTGTAGCAGATAAACAAGAGATCGATCACACTACACTTGGTCAGAGTATGCACAACAACTTTAACTTTCCTGCTATTGAACTAAGTGATTGGCAAACTAATCTGCCAAAGATTATCACAACTAAATGAACAACATAGAGATTCCTTTGTATGGTGAACAAAACACTATCTTGCGTGATTGGCTCACTACTGATAAGCACTGCGTTGATATAGTGCCGGTTGGTAGTGGCAAAACGTTTCTAGCCGCTATTGCACTGCCACTGTTCGCATCAGACCCTCGCTATCATAAAGGAAAAGATATTATCTATAGTGCCCCAACAGGACAGATGATAAAATCTTTAATATGGGAGCCACTGAAACATAGTTGTATGAATCATTTTGGATTAGTTGATGGTAAAGATATCAATAACTCCGAACTTACAATCAAGTTTCCTAATGGCGTGTTTATACGTTGCAAAAGTGCAGAGCAACGTGAGAACTTACGTGGATTAAACGTAGGCGTGTGGGTAGCAGATGAAGCCGCATTGTATACGCAAGATACATTGCAAGAGATAACAAATCGTTTAAGACCACGTGTTGGTCAAGCTGATACACAGGGTCGATTGATTGTGATTAGCACACCAAATGGCACAGGTCCACTGCACGATTTGTTTACATTAGCATTGGAAAATCCTGAGAAGTATGTTGTTCGTCATTACAATTATCTACAAATGCGTAGTGGCAATAAAGAGTTTATCGATGAGCAGAAACGTATCATTAGTCCATTGAAGTTCAATCAGGATTATATGTGTCAATGGGAAAGTGTTAGCGATGCATTCTTCTACACTTGGGATAAGCACAAATATACACGTGAGATTAAAGATTTTGGTGGTGATTTATACACATTCCACGATTTTAATAAAAGGGTTATGTGTGCTACTGTTGCACAAGTAAAGAAATCTGGTCATCGTGATGGTACGATAGAGATATTAAAAAGTTATGCGATTCCTGATTGTAGCACTGAAGGCATTGCAGACGCTATTAGACAAGACTTTCCTAAACGCAGAATAAACAGTATCATTGATATGAGTGGAACGCAAGTGAATAGAGATACAACAAGTCCATTCGGTGTTACAGATAGGATTATTTTAGAGAAGTATGGCTTTACAATAGTGAATACACGTAAAAGTAATCCATTGATTACTGATACAGACAACACAAGCAATGCGTTCATCAATCGTGGTGGATTAGTTATAAGTCCTGACGATAAGTTCTTATTAGAAGCAATGCAAACGTATCATTTTGAAGATGGATCTCGCAAAAAGTTAGTCAAGTATAACGAAAGTCGTTACGCACACATTGACGGATTAGGTGATTGTATTCGTTATGGCATTCATAACTTATTCCCTATTCAACACGAAAACACATTAGGTATACAAGAGTATTTGAACACTGATGTGAAATATACAAGACAAAATCGCCCGGGCTTAGAGCATATGCCTGAGAGTCCATTGTATCCGGGTGGCCCAAGTTGGGAAGAGATTATGAATGGCGATGTAGTAGAAGATTATCAGGTATGGAGTTAATATGACAAGATATGCAGGCGACAGTGGGCCATTAATCGATAGATTATTAAGAAAAGTTGTAGTCGATCAATTGACTGACTGTTGGGAATTCCAAGGCGCAAAAAACAATATTGGTTATGGTATGATACGAGATGGTAAAGGTATGCGTACAACACATCGTGTTAGCTATGAAGAACATAGTCAAACTAAAATACCTGCAGGATTGTTAGTGTTACACAAGTGCGATAATAAATCTTGCGTCAATCCACAACATTTATGGTTAGGCACGCATCAGGACAACACAGACGATATGATGAGTAAAGGGCGCCATAGACCGTGGGGTGGTGGTTCATATGGTATGTTGGGTAAAAAACAACCACGTACAACTTGTCCTCATTGTAACAAAAACGAAGCTAACAATTTGTACGCAAGATATCACGGAGATAAGTGCAAGTTGTATCAAAGCATAAATACATTATGCACTATAAATCAACAGATTTCGCCCTAGGCAATATAAAGAGACAATACAATGTACAACAACAGTGATTTACTAAAACGCAACGCAGTATACGACAACATCTATTTGCAGATGTTATCTTACCAATATGCATATCTTGGCGGCATCAGCTTCAAGCAGTATGTTCGTAAGAAAAGACCAAGCGAAGATAGCACACTTTATTTGGATTTGGTAGCTAACACAGTAGCACAGCCTATCTGTCGTTACATTGTTGATACGATTAATGATGTGTTATTCGAGCCAGGCATTAAGCGCAATTTACAATTTTGCACGCCACAAGGCAAAGCAGTAGCTCCTGAGACTAACGAATGGATTGATTTGTTTCAGTTAGATTGTGATTTAACCAATCGCAGTATGAATAGCTTTATGGAAAACGTAGGCGATTTAACAAGTATCTTCGGACATTGTTGGGTTGCCGTGGATATGCCGCAAGCAACCGAAGGCAATCTAGGTAGGCCTTACGTATGTGCGATAAGCCCATTGGATGTATGGGACTGGGAATTCGACTACTATGGCGGCAGACCATTATTAAAGTATGTTAAGATTAAAGAGATGGAAGAAACAGATTGTTACTACATCAAATGCTATCATTTGGGCGATGCAACAACACCAAGTTATTGGGAAAGTTATGAAGTAGAAAAAGGCCCTGGTAAAGAACAACAGCCAGCTAAAAAGATTGGCGAAGGTCAATTCCCTGCGGGTATGAGCGTACCTGTGTTCATTGCATATGGTCGCAGAGATCCTAGAACAATGGAATGTGGCGTAAGTGATATCGACAGTGCAACAGATGCACAAAAAGAATACTATAAACTAGAATGCGAGAAGTATACAGCATTACAGTTTGCACATACCATCATTCGTGCAGATAAAGGTATTTCGGTACCAGTTCACGCTGGCGCTATCGTTCGTGCTAATGAAGGACAGATTGAAGCTATACCAATTGACACAGGTGATGTAGACGCAATTATTCGCACACAAGATAATATATTAGAACAGATAGAAGCATTGACTGGACTAGGCGGATTACGTACAAGTAAAAACCAAGTTGCAAGTGGTGTTGCTATTATTGAAGAACGTAAACAACTACACAGATTAGCAAAGAGTAAAGCTAGGTTGATGGAAGTTACAGAAGAAATGATTTACACTTATGCCGCACGTTTTATGGATCAACGTTGGGCTGGTGAAGTGCATTACAACACCGACTACGAAGCACACGATACCAATTATAGAATGGCATTGATTAGTAAAGCTAACGAAATGGTTGGCGACAATGAGATTGTTAAAGCACTAATCACAAAAGAGATTATTGCTATGTTAAGTCCAGCAGAGGATATACCAGAATACGAACAGGTCTATATCAATACTATTCCAATTAGTGATTTAAAATCATTGATGCAAGAAAACAATGACGAAGTATTAAGCAGAGATTTAGAACCTAGTATGATACCAGAACACGAAAATTATGGTGAAGAAGATGGTAAAACTCAGGCTGAAATAGATAATGAAAACGGAGAAGCAGACAACACAAGCATACTAGGTGGTGCTGGTACTCCTGTAACAGATGTAGGTATAACCTACTACACGAATCAAGTAGCACCAGCATTAATATTAGGCGGTGTTGCGGGTAGATAATACTACTTAAAAACTAATTGTAATAAATACAATACAAACTCGGTGATAACGTAAAATCAGGAAAAAATTAAATGGATCAAAAATCTTTCGTTGGCAACGACAGCCAGACTAATGCAAACCAGTCAGCCCAAGGGCAAGAAGGTAGCGAAGAACAGGTAAATCCTGGTGCTATTCGTAAGAGTACTACACAAAGTTTATTGAATGCCCTTAGCAATGCTAGTGGTACCAATTTTACTAGTGTAGAAGATGCTCTTGCTTATGTTGCTAGAACATCTGCTCAACAACTCGGTGGCAACGTACAGCCAGTGGAACAACCAAAACAACCACAAAGTTCAGGACGAGTAACAACTAACGACTTGCACGAACGCTTTAATGAACTTTCACAAAACCTTGCACGTAAAGAGCAAGCATTGCGTGAGAAGGAACTTGATAGCGATATTCAGCGAGCAATGGGTGACAAGTTCGACAGTGATTTGATTGATTACGCATTGAATAAAGTCAAAAACAATATTCAATGGAACGATGATGGCACTTATGCTATCGTCAATCAAAAAGGTCAAGAACGATATGGTAGTGATGGTATGCCGCTTACAATCCAGGGATTAGTAAATGAAGTAGCTCAGGGTAATCCTAAGTTATTAAGACAGAGTAACGCTAATTCTGGATCCGGTTTAAGACCTGGACAAAGTAGTTTTACTGGTGCGTTAGAAGAAACCATACCAGACTATTCACGTGACCCTGCCGCATTCAATGCGTGGGCTAACAAGAATGGTTTAGGTAAAGGTGTAGGCTTAAAAGGTCTAGGCGTATCAGCAAGTGTATCAAGTTCAAGTCGCAAAATACTCTGATGCCAACAAATTTAATTTAAGGAAAATATTATGGCTTATGTTCTCGGTGGTGCAAATAACGAAGGTGATGGTTTCACTACGGCTATTTCAAATTTCGCTCTACGTGCTATGCACGAATCAAACGGTTTAGTTAACTTTACTAATGTTGTTGCTCCTACACAGGGTCAAACATTCTTAGTTCCTAACTTTGCTCCTATCACGTATCAGGATTATAATCCTAATGGTACTGGTGGTACATATGGTGCAGGTAACGCAGTTGTACAGAACCCTGCATTGGGTCAAGGTACAATCACAGCAACTCCCGCAGTTGCACAAACGGCCTTCGATATCTTTTACGGCTGGACCACAAGTTTCACATTGGCAGCTACATTAGGTGCTGAACTTGGTGAGAGTTTCGCAGAGAAGGTCGACCAACGTGTTACAGCGGCGTTCTTATCATTCAAAGCAACTCCTGGTAATACATACTACGCAACTAGCGCAGACGGATTTGATCGTGTCTTGCAATTAGGTGCTATGGAAATTATCGGTGCTACTAACACTAGTGGTACTTGGACAGATGGTTTCACATCAAATACTATTTTAGATAGTGTTCGTTTAATCAAGCAGAACTTTAAAGTAGCTCGTATGCCTGGCACACCAGTTATCGTTTTAGATTCTAATGGCGATGCACAAACACAGGGTGGTTATACTGGTGGACAAGTTGGTTCTAGTTTGAATCGTTTGTTAGCTGAACTAACTGGCGGTGCAGTAAGTCAATCTGGTGGTTCTAATCTATCTGCACTTGGTAATGAATTGCTAACAACAGGCCGTATTGAAAGTGTTTATGGCTGTATGATTATGTTCACAACATTCTTGCAAAGTGCTACACGTACTGTTGTAGGTCAAGCTTCATTACCAGTATTGGTTGGTGCTTATATGGGTGATAGCGCAATCTTTACAGTAATGAAAGAAGGCTTGCAACTTAAAACTGGTGAAATCCCAGGTGGTTTGCAGATTTGGTTAACCGGAGTTGGATATTTTGGATCTGGCGTTGGTGACTTACGTAGAGGCGGAGCTATTAACATCCTTCAAAACTAATTTGAATCAAGTCTAGGAATAATATAATATGTCAGTACCATATCAACGAATATCAAATGCAACAGTAGAGGACATTCAGTTCTACGATCCGGCAGCGGAGCGTAGAGCGGCTGCTCTTAATGTTGATTGGGCTCCATACTTTAAAGTCGGTTCACAAGAGTGGCTTTATAAGTTAGAGTTCGGATGGTGGCAGAAATAC